CCAAGAACTCTTTCATGGTCATGCCGCCAGCGAAAGGTAGGTTTTGATCCCCAACATAGTCACTTGAAGCAAACTCATTAATGTTGAACAGATCAGCAAAACCAGCCGGAGACATAGCAAGATAACGCTGTCCGTCTTCTGGAACATCTGCTGCGCCAAATGTTTGGAACAAGGTTAAGAGATCAGCTTTTGCAAGCGCACCACCTGTATCTGCGATTTGTGTGCTGTTTGCACCAGCGTCCATAGCCGCAACAATTAACTCATCAGTCTTACGACCCAGCGCAGAAGCAGCAGAAGTAGCAACCGCTTGACGCTCATTGATGTTAATTTTTAGCTCATCGAGCTTGTCGATGTACTCGGCTGCATAAAAGTCAGCCATTGTTGCTTCAACATTTGTGTGCGCCAGTTCCATTGTAGACACATCACCATTGCGTGATTTCGTAGAAGCAGCGCCAGCGCCGATCTTTTGGAATCGTGCAACAGAGCCAGAAACGTTGGATGTACGAACAGTGTTGCGAAGCTTGGAGCCCATGCGTTGATACGCAAGATGAACTTCAGTTTCGAATTGCTTAATAAAAGCTTGGTCTATTGTGTTAGCCATTGGGTTATTCCCTAAGTAAAGTTTCGTTTGGCGGGTATCCGTTACTTCACTTCTTCAAGGGTATCCAACTGGGCCTTTCAGTGCATCACGGGCCGTGACAATTCAGAATGAACATTATCTTTTCGATATTTGCAACGCACAAAATGCACCATAGGGTTTCCCCTCACGTCAGTATAGTTATTTTTAGGCTCAAAACCTAAATGGCACACCCAGTTCATAGTAAAAATATTCTCAGACCAGATATTACATTCAAGCTCATTAATGAAATTGTGGTAATAACTTATAAGTCTAGGCGATCCTCGGACCAATCCGCGCCAGTTTTTCTTAATCCTCTTGGAAAACATGGCATAAAATATTCTTCCATAGACACCTGATACTGCAACAATTTCCCCATCAACCTTTACGGCGTGTGATAAGTCATCATCGAGCATACTAAGAAGGCCATCGTAAGGGTTTGTGTGATACAGCACATCAAACTCACGCACGTTCTCTTTTGATAGATTGCGAGAAAAGGGAAGAATATCTTCCTCCCTTAGATTGTATAGCTCAAATTCCCTATACTTAATAAGAGGCTTATCCATAAAGGGCTTTAAATCCTGCATCAACTTGCTTCACAAAAGCAGGGTCTCGTCGAACAGGATGATGATATCGGTCATCTTGCATCATAGTCTGCAAGGATTCCGCAGTTATTTGGCTAGGCGCAGAAGTGTTATCAGAAAACGATCCGTCTTTCATTCCATCCATTATAACTTCCAAAGCCATAATACCTTCGGCACTTTCACACATTCTCTCGATTGCTGGCATAACTTCATTTGGAAAGAACTTAGAAGCAAACGCACTAGCAGACTCAACGCGAGTAGAAGCATTTTCACCAAGCCTAGCTGACTCAGCCTCAAGATCAGGCTGCGCCTGTTGAGTTGCTTGCATGTACATCTCAACGCCTTTTTGAAACTCCTCCTGTCCGTAACCGTTTTCAAAAGCATGCTCTGCCCACCAAGACATAAGCTCACTATCTACAGCTGACTCAGGGTCAACTGACTCAGGGAGTTGATAATCACCAGCAGTGTCTGGCCTATCCCCATAAGCTTCAGCTTGCAGCTCCTCTAGGATATTGTTTCTAAGGTCTTCCTCTTTAGTTCCAAGCTTAGACTCCAAAGCTTTATACGCTTTAGCCAAGTCTTCTGGAGAGGAATATTTCTCAGGAAGCCACTCAGGTCTATCACCAGAGGGAGATTCTAGTTCAACCGTTGTGGCTTCCGTTTGATCAGATTGAGCTGACTCTGACTCAACCTGACCTGATACTAATGATTCACTCATTGCTTACTCCTATGTGCGTGAGATATCCGCTGCTCAATTAGGCCAACAAGATAGCGTTGACCCTCATGATGGCGCAGTTCTTCAGATGTAACATTAGGTCCATGAACCATTTCAATGGTAATGGAACGCAAGTAACTAAGGACTTCTTTACCTGTAGGGTTGGAAAAGATAGTGGCTATATTCTGGCTGATTTCTATGTCGCGGTTCTGAGGCCGCTGTATGCCATCAATCCCAATATTAACCTTCTTGTTCAACTTCCATTCCTTGTTCCTGCAACATCTGCTGTTGCTGTTGCTGTGCCATTTGCTGCGCTATTGCAGCTATTTGTTTACGCTGTTCTTCATCACGAATCAAGCTGTCTGGTACACCAAATTTTTTGGCAAGGTGGATAGCCACTTCTTCGCCATCAATAAGTAGCTGCAACATCTCAGGCCCAAACGTCCCACCGACCATCTCAAGAAACCTAGCGACGCTTGATATGTCCTGATTTGCTTGAGCTTGAGCAAGTGGAGAAGTAGGCCGAACCTTAATCTCACGACCATTTACAGTAGGCAGCTCAATACGGCCTTGTTTCCTAAGAATGTAAACCACACGCTGCAATACTGGCTGAACAAGCTCTGACTGTAAGCGACCAAATGCAGCGCCCATACGACGAGATAAATCAGCCATACGCTCAGAAACTTCTGTTGCTGTTGCTGGAGTCTTGTCCGGATTGCCAAGCATATCATTATACAGCGCTCGTTTAATGTTCTGGCGCATATCTCCTAGAACAAGTTGGGCAACATCGAAGCGACCAGCAGCATTGATAGGCTGCAAACCAGCAGAGCCCATAGCCTTTGGTATAATACTGCCGGGGACAAGCTGTATGGTATCTGGGTTTACCACACCATCATCTTCCATTTGATAAATACCAGAGATAGCCATCTGTGCATTCTCAAGTATTAGCTCAATTGTAAGGTTAGTTGTCTTAATAGCAGATAGGGCATTAATAAGCGGCCCTCGACCGTAGACTTCACCAGCACACTTAGTCCATCTAAAGCAAACATAAGGATTAGAACCTACGCCAACCATTTCCCTCTGGTGAAGAATAGTTCTAGTGCGTTGGCATATAGCGTAATGAAAGTATGCTTCCTCATTGCGCCTACTGTAATCTCGGCAAACTACCTCAACTACATCGGTAGTTCCGTTAGATGACATAAGAGCCATAACCTTTGGATCAAAGGAAGAATTAGGATACATCAACGGCAAATGCTCGAATGGAACCTTCTTTCTTTCTCTAAACACATGATCGATGCGGTCATCAGGCCCAGTATCAAGGACAACATGCGGCAAAGGTATAGCAGAAAAAATCACAGGGTTTAAAGCATCACCCTCTTCAACAGCCATAACGCCAGTGCCAACAGCTAAGTCCATGAATGATTCATGAATCTCTTGACCAAAGTTAGAATTTTGAATGATATCAAACACATACTCGGTTACATCATCTAGCTCATTGTCTATGCGATCACGATCTTCTGGCGGGACTTCACTACCCGCTGCAAAATCAGCCCATCTAGCAAAGTTTGGAACAATACCATGCTGCAATCTACTAGCAAATTCTTGAACCCCAACTACAGCAGTCTCATCGAATATCTTGTCATCTCGGCGCTGACCAGCAGTCTCAGCATAAAAAGATTCCCTTTGGGGAAGCGCATACTCATAGCACTCCTCAAAAAGCGAGACCCAATTTTCTCGGAAAGCTTTAGCTTTCTCAAACTTTGAGAGATACTTTTTAGCAATATTATCCATTATTAGCTACCAAACCTTTGCAAAAAGCCAGCAGCAGTTCCAGCACTTATCAAAGACCTTTTGCCGTAGCCGCCTCCCTTGAGGCCTTTACGTTTTCTTCTGGCTGTAAGGGCGTCAGTAATGTCTTCGCGCTTCTCTTCAGCTTTCTCTTCAATAGCTTTAGCCTTGGCTAGCTCAGTTTCCATGCGCTGATCCGCTGCTGCTTGCTTTTCTGCCTGTGAAGGTCCACCACACATTGTACATTCCTCTTCAAGTTGTAATTTTCAAATCACAGGAAACAGTTAAAATCAACGCACAATTATAGTCGAGCCCAAAGTCCCTGCCTTCTTTTGTTTTTATTCCCCGAGCCCTTGCCAAAAACATCAAAATCTCTCTTAGCAATTGTAGGTTGAGCTGGTCTTTGGTTGTTCATCAACGCTCGACCCTCGCCAGCCCCTAACATTAGGTACTGCAACGCATCGTGTATGTGAGAAAACATGTTCTTATCAGGCTTATCAGCATATCTTTCTCCGCTGACCTCCATTCTTTTGTATCCGTACCCACCTTCAAATCCCTTAATTAGCATATTGCAGCGTCGATCTATAAGAAATGCGGGTTTACCTTCTGCCATCTTCATTAGCTGAGAAGAAACAGATTCAAGTCTAAGGTCTACTGAGTTTGAATGAGTAGGGAATGCGCGCAATCCAGCCCCTCTAAGTATCTGAAATGGCGTAGATTCGTCAGTTTGTGCGCGAAAATCGCCAGCAGGGTCTCCAAATATGTGTACTTCTGGACATGCAAAGAAACGAGTAGACAGTTCGGTCCTCAAGACCTCTGCGAATCTAACCACGCCCATGTCTACAGCCACGATCTCAGACTGTATCAACCACCTACCGCGCACCTTCTGGCCTATGGCAGCAGCGGGTGTAAGCCCAAAGTCTACGCCAACGTACACTGGTATCTCCGCTGCGATTGGTATTTCTTCTTTGGCGATGTGAACTTCTGGTGCAAACATAGGATATACAGGCTTTCCATCTTGAATGTGACCAAATCTATTCATCACATAGACATCGATCCACGATTTAGTCTTACCCTGTATTAAGTTCGGATAGTAAGACTTCATCATGTTCTGTTGGTTTTCTGCGGAAGAGTTTGGCGTGTATCCGTTGATCTCACCGTCTTCGTCCCTAGTCTCCACCATGCCAGAAGGTTGCGTAAAGAACTGCCAGTTAGTTGGTTTGACCAACATTTTAGCTTGCTCACGCGGTATATGGTCTGGGATTGGAACCTCACCAGACATAATGGGCCACCAATGATCTTCTTCTGGAGCGTTGGTATCTGCGATTACGCCTGTCCAGCTAGGTCCACCATCACGCATAGAAGGATAACGACCAACACGCATAGTACACGCATCAATAATAGACTTGGGTATTTCTCTAGCCTCGTTAATCCAGATGCCAGTAAGCTCTAAGGATAGAAGTTTCTTAACATCTTCGGGTCTATCAAGAGCTAAGAAGATAACCTCTAGGTCAATGTCACCCTTCTTGATGTGGTGAGTGTACGGCACTGACCAAGTAAACTTACCCCAGTTCTCTTCTGGAAACCAATCAAGCCAAGTCTTAATAGTAGTAGTTCGAAGCTGTGGGTTGGTGTTTCGAATGATAGCCCATCTGCTTTTACGCATTCCGTTAGGGCTTTTCTCTTGCTGTAGCGCCCTGCGGAATACTTCAACGCAAGATGCAACAGACTTACCAGAACCTACAGGACCACGAATCCCACGAAAGAACGTATTGTCCTTCATGAATGATTTAATTACATCGCCATCTGGCTTGTACTTAAAGTCAATCATCCGTCTTTAATAAACTCTTTTTTGTTGCGCCGCCCTTTTTGCTTCTAGATTTAGCTGCGCTAACGGCATCACTTATTGTTTTGTATCTAGGAAACTTTTTACCAGTTCTATCTTCGTATGACTTAGCTTCGTCCCAAGCCCTATCACCTTTAAGGTACTTTGATTTTCCAGTATCAGAATCAAACCATATCTGAGGAATGTTCCAAGCCTTTCCGTCTGGAGATTGCTCACTGGCTAAATACTCAGTAGCAGATTTCCCCCCAACAGTTTTGATAGGTTTGTGCTTCTTTGGATTAAATGGAATTAAATCAGCCACTATCGCAAACCCTTATCTACGCCAAACCTTATCATGCGCTCGGCAACCTCTGGACCTATGCTGTCAATCAGCTTGTCGCATTCCATATCAGTAACAAAAGACTTGCCATGCTTTGCCTCTACGTGAGCAAAGTGTACCTTCCTCACTATTCCGCGAAGAAGGCTCCTGTCTTGTTGTGTTAATGCTAATCCCAAGCCGTTGCCCCTTTAGCCTTTGGTGCTGGCTTCTTCTTAGCTTTCTGTGGACCTGTGGACCTTTGGACCTTTTTAGCAGTAGGCCGCGTACTTGCCTCAACTAAGGGGCGGGAGCTAGGAGTGCGAGTGCGACCGCTGTAAACAATACCCGCTAGGGTGTGTGTGTCTCCAGAATACGGCGTTCCGTCCTTAAATTCCCAAGCCATTACTTCTTAACCTTATTCTTTTTGACTATAGCACGCTTAGCGCCCTTCATTTGGGCAGCAGCTTTGGCGTCCTCTTTACCCTTCTTGGTATAAGGAAATGTTTTATTTCCTACTTTAGGCATTTATTTACTACCTTTGCTTTTTGGTTTCATATAGGTTTCTGGCCTTTTTGCTGGGTCACTGCGGCGAAATAAACTTTTGTTTTCTGTTCCCAACTTTTTATCAAAGTAAGACCCCAACTTAGTGCTTGCCTCAACAGCTGTAAGAGTTCCTTTTGCTATGCCACCTATTATTCTTCGCAGCGGCTTTGGAATCGATGACTTCGCTTGCTTTTTCCTAGTGTCAGGCATTTCGATACTTCCTTACTTTTCGAGCAATGGCTTTAGGCTGAGAAACAAACTGTTTGCCTTTGCTAGTACCTTCTCGCTTTGCTTTTGTTGTCGCTGCGTACTCAGCAGAAGACAACGACTTAATAGCTTTCTCAGGCAGATAGCGCTCACCAGTGTCCTTGGAACGCTTCCCACTCTTAGTGCGCCACTTCTGCTTAGTCCAATTGATTAAAGACTTCTGAGAAGACTTCATGAAGTGTACCCGCCACCCTTAGCTTTGTACTGCTTTGCCAACATCTGCGCCTTACGAGCAGACCACTGACCCGGATTACCACCCTTGCCACCAGACTTAATCCTCTGAAACAGAGACTTCCGCATGGTCGGCTTGGTGTAGTTACCC